GGGAGTTCTTGTTCGAGCCGGCCCGCTTCAGCGCGTCCTGGGCCTTGAGCAGCCGCAGGTTCGCGGACTCCTCGTCGAGAGCCGCCCCGGACAGCGCGAGGGCCATGTCCTCGATGCGGTCCTTGGCCTTCTCCCGGGCCCGGTTCAGTCCCTCCTGCGCGTCGGTCGCTGACGTCTGGGACCGCTCGACGGCAGCCTCAGCCGACTCGACCCGCCGTGCCGCCGATTCGAGGGCATCGGTGACGGCCTGACGTGCGGACGCGACCTGACGTGCCCCGTCCGCGGCGACCTGATCGGCCCGCTTGATCGCGTCCTCGACGGAACGCTGGGCGTCGGCGATCTGCTGGGCACCCTGGATCGCCTGCCTGTTGGCCTGCTCCTGGGCGTCTGCCAGGGACCGGACGGCAGACTCGACGGCCTGCGCCGCCGCCGCACGCTGCGCACCGGCAGCGGACGCACCAGCCCCGCCGGCCGCGTCCCGCTTGCCCAGCTCACCGAGGGCGTCGCCGACCCCGGAGAACCCGACCATCAGCGCGCCGATCCCGGCGGCCGCGGCACCCAGCAGAGCGGGAAGCAACGCGGCCGCTCCCGCGGCAGCCGTCAGCGCGGCACCGAGGGCACCGATCGCGGGGACCGCGGCACCGATCGCCAGCACTGCCGCCCCGGCCGACATCGCCCGCGAGGCGAGCTGGGCCGCGTCCTGCGCGGCCTTCTGCATCGCCCCGGAGTTGTCGACGTCCATCCGGATCCGGATGCGCTGCGTGTTGACCGACGCGAGCTGCGACTCCAGCTGGACCAGCTCGAACCGAACCCGGTCGGTCTCCGCGTCGACGTCGAGCGTTGCCTTCTGCCCGTTCAGGCCTGACAGCTCGGCCTGCACACGCGCGAGGTCCCGCTCGGCCGCCGAAATCTCGGCCTTGACCTCGGGGGTGACGTCGAGCCCGCGGAGCCGCTCGAGGTCGGCGGTGATCGCCGTGACCTTGCCCTCGGCCGCCGCGATGTCCGCGTCGATCTTGGGCGTCGACTTGTACTTGCCGATGTAGGCGAGGAGTTCCTCGGCGTCGAAGACCTTCTGCTCGAGCGCCGCGGCGTCGGCGTCGAGCTTCGCCGTGAACTTCCCCTTCTCGACCAGCTCAGCGGCGTCGAGGATGGCCTTGGCCATCCCGTCGACGTCCCGCTGGCCCTTCTTGGCGTTCTTGCTCAGCTCGTCGACGTCCAGGCCGACGTAGCCGGTCAGCTCGCCGATGGTCATGGACGACACGAGCCGCCCCCTCTCACCAGTTGCGCATGGCGGACCGGGCGGCCTCGCCCGTCAGCTCGACGGGCTCCTTGCGGGTGAGGTGCCGCCAGACCGCCTCGGGGGAAAGGCCCTGCAGCAGGACCAGGAATCGGCGGGTGCTCAGCTCCGCGACTTGCGCTTCTTCGAGCCCGTACTCGCGGGCGAAGTCCGCTTCGATCGCGGACCAGTGCTTGCAGATGCGGCGCCAGAGGGCGTCTCCGTGTCGCCGGCTGCTTTTCCCGGGCTCGCTGCGCGGGTGAGGTAGATGTCGCGGGCCTCGGGGAGCGACATGGAGCCGGGCAGGCGGGTGTTCGCGGTGCCCCACATCAGCAGCACCGAGAACTGCTCCAAGTCCATTCCGCGGTCGGTCCAGCCGTCGAGGACGTCGGCGCCGAACAGGATCCCGACGAGCCGCTTGGTGTCGTTCTCGTCCTTGCTGCTCTGCGCCTTCCGGGCCTCGACCTCGAACTTCAGGGGGAGGCTCGGCGGGAGGGTGATGTCCTGGCCGAAGACGTTCTTCAGGCTGGTCGGCTTGCGGTCGACCCCGGCCCAGAACGCGTCGAAGTCCTCGGTCTCACCCTCGGCGAGCTTGTCGACGTGGGCGAGGGCTTCCTCGCGGGCGGCGGCGTCGTCGACGGCCGGGGTCACCGGCTCGTCGCCGTCGTCCTCGGCACCGAGGCTGATCACGCGGCTCACGGCGCCGCCACCACGTCAGCGACCGTGGACGGGCCGGACTTCGTGATCGTCGCGGACCAGCTGGTCATGTCGTTGGTGCCGCCGCCCTGCTCACCCTGCGAGAAGGTGGCGTTCCAGACCGTCCACTCCGTGTCCATCGGGTGCCGGAACCGGACGGAGCCGAGCGAGGCGACGCCCTTGAGCTTCGCGAGCGCCTCGACCCGGAGCTGGCCGGCGTCCTTGGCGCCGGTGGTGCCGTCCTTCCGCAGGAACCCTTCGAGCTCCAGCGTGGCGCCACGCTGCATCACGACCTGCTCGTACTCACCCTCGCTGTCGAAGGTCGTCGTGTCGGCCGTCTCCTCGTTCTCCGAGGGGTTGTGGGTGGCGCTGGTCAGCTGCGTGACCTGGATCCAGGTGGCGGGGGTGACGTCCTGGATCTGGACGATGATGTCGCGGGCGGGGATCTTCTCCGGGGCCATGGTGGTGCTCCTTCGGGCATGGCTGAGGGCCCGCCGGCGATGCCGGGCGGGCTGGGACGGGAGAGGGGAAGCGGGCTACGAGGTCGCGCGGAGGGCGGTGGGGTTCAGCCGCTCCATGCGCACGTTGACCGTGTGCTCGTGCCGGTTGTTGCCGTCGGTGCCCATGTAGATCGGGGCACCCTGCAGGCAGACGGAGTTGACCAGCCGGACACCGCCGGGAAGGTCGGTTCCGCCGAGGCCGTGAAGGTCGTCGTAGATGGCCTGGGCGTGGTCGGCGGACACGCTGAAGTCAGCCGTGCCACGGACCCTGACTTGGACGTTCAGCAGGTCGTACGGCTCATTGGAGTTGGACTCCGGGGCCGCGTAGGTCGCGAGCGTGACGGCGCGATCCGGGGCCGCTGGGGCGGTCCCCAGGGCAATCCCGACGGCGTCCGGCGGGTACGGCTCGGTCTCCGACCAGAAGCCGTGGCCGAGCGACGCCAGGTAGGCGGCGACGGCCGGCAGGAAGGAGGTCACGACGAGAACCCCTTCCGCAGCTCAGCGGCCATCAGAGCGAGCATCACGGCCCGCTCGGTGGTCATCGGGGTCTCCAAATATTTCGCGGTCCGACCCGGGTCGTGCTGGTAGTCGAGCTCCTCGTGCTGGCGGACCGCGTACGGGGTGTCGTAGACGACCGCGCCGAGCTTCCCGGGGACGAGGACCGTGACCCGGCCGGACCGTTCGAGGGTTCCTTCCTCGTGCGGGACCAGCTGCCGGGAGGCGCCGAGCAGGTGCTCCAGCGCCTTGAGCAGTGCCCGCTTGCGGGCCGGGCCGTCGTCGACGCCCTGCACCGCGGCTTCGAGGTTGATCGAACCGACGAGCTTGGCCACGGCACCTCCTACTCGCAGAGGACCTGGACGTGATCCGGGGTCGGCAGGCCCGGGGCTTCCCGGACCCGCACGTCGACGACCGTCGTGAGCCGGCCGCGGACGTCGATCCGGGACTCGAGGGGGATCCGCGTGCCGGGCGCCAGGTACAGCGACACCGACGCGGTGATCTCCCGGTTGTCCGCGGTCCGGATCAGCTTCGCCGTGTCGGAGATCAGGCAGCGGTGCTCGACCGGCGTCGCGTACTTCGGGCCGGTGCCGGTGCGGCCGAGGAACGCCTCGACCAGCACCGTGTGCACCAGAGCCCACGCCGGAATGGCGTTCACCCGAAGATCCACGGCTCGACCGGAAGGAGGCCGGCATCGCGGAGGATGTCCTCCGCGGGGTCGCACACCGTGCCGGGCGCGACGCCCTTGACCGGCCCGCCGCCGCTGCCGACGTTCGGGTTCGCCAGGGCGACGTCGCCGATCTTCACCGACCCCCACTGCGTGACGACGCCGGTCCCGGTCTTGTCGCCGCGGGCGTAGGAGAACTGCGCCTGCGCGCACGTGGCGTCCCGGAGCGCTTCCCGGATGTCCTCGTCCGTCGGCATCCCGTGCTCGTCGATCGCGTAGACCGCACCGATCAGCGCGGCGTCGACGCGGCGAGACGAGCGGACGAGGAGCCGCCGGTCGAGGTCCTCGGGGGCGCGGTCGCCGGTGTAGTTGCCGTAGTCGCCGGTGGAGGCGTACCTGCGTTCGCGCATGAGGACCTCCCGGTCAGTCGTCGCCGGGCGGCGGGTCCTCGGTGGTGCCCTGCTCGCCGTCGGTCGTGCCGGTGTCGACAGACGTGGCGGCGGTCCCGCGGGGGCGCGGGGCACGCGCGCGGGGCTTCTTCTCGGGGACCTCGTCCCAGTGCTCAGAGGCCGCCAGCCGGCGGGCCTCCGGGTGGTCCTCGGGGACGAGGACCTGCTCACCGGACTTGGTGGCGTAGAGCGGCACGTCAGCCTCCGAACCGGGCGATGAGCTCGGCGCGGGACAGGTTGTCCGCAGCCTCCGCGGTGATCTGCCCCGTGGACGACGCGTACTTCACCCAGTCGCCCTTGCGGGCGTTCTTGTCCGGGACGGGAACCGGCACGATGGCCGTCTCGGCCTGCTGCTCGGCGAGCTGCTGCTCGACGCGCTGCTCAGCGAGCGTGGCCGGCGCGGCGGCGGGATCGGCGGGGTCGGCGGGGGCCGCCTCCGGGGCGGTCCAGAGCGACCCGTCCGCGTTGACGCGGACGAGCGCTCCGGACCGCAGCCGGGAGGCGATGCCCTCACCGAACGGCGGGGACATCTTCGTGACGGCCCCGCCTTCCCCGCGAATCAGCCAGACTTCGCGGGGCACGGCTCAGACCTCGCCGCGGGGCTGGACCGACGCCCAGATGTGGACGTTGGCCGGGGTCTCGTAGTTGATGTGGAACCGGCCGTCGTTCTTGATGAACCGCATCGACTCGAACGGGCCGATGTGGGTCACGCCGACCGGGCACGCCACGGTCAGCGGGCCGATGCCGCGGACGACGGCCACCGGGTCGTCGCCGGCGTCGATCACCACGTCGGTCTCGGCGTTCGCCACGGTGACGTGCAGGACGACGTCCTCGAGGCGGGCCTGGTCGCGGACACCCGTGCGGGTGTTCGTGTCGATGTAGTGGCCGTCCGCGGTGCCGACGACACCACCGGCGGCCGGGTCGACGAGAGTGCCGTTGCGGCGGAGCCAGTTCAGGGGGAGCTCGGTGCGCGCCATGGCGCTACCTCCTCAGATCAGGGGTGCAGGACGAGACCCGCCGCCGGACGTGGTCCGGCGGCGGGCAGGTGGAGCAGGGGGAAGGGACGCTCAGGGGGTGGCGTCGCCGAGGCGCGTCGCGGTCGCCATCACCATGACGTCCGGCCGCATCAGCTTCGCCCCGTAGAGGCTGAGCCCCTTGACGGCGTCGGCGAAGCTGGACTCCGGCCGGTAGGCCTCGGTCTTGTTGATCTGGTCCGCGAAGGTGATGCCGCGGGGGGTGCCCGCCTGGATGACGTTGGTGCCCTCGACCGGCTCGGGGCAGTTGTTCGTCAGGAAGATCGAGAAGCCCGCGGCGCGGCCGATCTCACCGGTCCGCAGGGTGCTCGCGTTGGCCGACTTGTCGGCCTCGACGAACCGCGGGTCGCGGGACACGGCGCCCTCGATCCACGGCGGGATCGTGATGTAGCGGCCCGTGCGGGGCACGTTCATCTCGTCCAGGCGCACCCGGAGCGGGACGAAGATCTGGTCGTAGACCTTCCGGACGTCGGCCTCGGACGAGGCCTCGCCGCCCGGGATCTGCACCTCCGGGAGCCGCTGGGAGGCGGGGATCTCGGTGTAGAGGTTCGCGATGTACTGGTCGATGATGTCGGCCAGACCGAACCCGGCCTCCTCGCCGGCTTCGTTCATGAACGTTCCGAGTGCCTGGCGGGCGTCGACGTCATCGACCTCGAAGGCGAACGCCTTCGCCTGGTCGACGACCAGGGTCCGCTGGCCGGTGTTCAGGGCCTCGGGGGTCAGCTTCGTGACGCCCGGGACGTAGTCGACGATGTTCGGCCGGCCGACGCTGGTGACGCGCACGGTGTCACCGGCGGCGGCGATGTCGCCCTCGTAGTCGCGGTTGATGATCGCCGGGGAGCCGAAGATCAGGGTCTTGCGGAGCGCGACCAGCAGGTTCGCGTTCCACACCTCGGGGACGAAGTTCCGGATGGACATGGGGCTTCTCCTGGGGAGTGCGCACGCCGAACGCCCCCGTGCGCGCCATCGGCGCCGGGGGTGGATGCGGGGTGCTGTGTGGTCTGGGGGGAGGTGCGCGAGCTACGCGGTGATCAGCTGCCGCCGAGGAGCTTCTTGAGGCGGCCCGCCTTCTGGGCCTCCACGATCTGCTCGGGGCTCAGCCCTTCGAGGCTGGTCAGCTGGTTCGTCGCACCGGTCCTGCCGGTGGGCTCGTTGCCCGTCTTGACCACCACCGGGGTGACCTTGAGGCTGGGGTCCTCGTCGATGGCCTCCTTGACCGCGGACTCCAGGTCAGCGGCGAAGGTCTTCGAGGAGGGGTCGAGCTTGTCGAGCACGCCGTCGGCCTTGAGGACCTTGGTCGTCAGGCCGGGCTTGGCGTCGAGCTTCGCGAACACCGCCGGCAGCGCGAGCTGCACGTTCTGGGTGCGGATGATCGCGTCGCGCTTCGCGAGCTCGGCGGCGGCGGTCTCCTCCTGGGAGGCCAGCTGCGCGGCGAGCTTCGCGGGGTCGAGGGGTTCGTCCTTCTTCGCGCCCTCCGGGTCGAGCGCCTTCTTGAAGGCGTCGAGGACGGCGGTCAGCTTCTCGTTCTCCGCCTTCGCGGCCGCGGCGGCGGCGTCCGCGGTGGCGCGGGCCTCCTCCTCGGCGCGGAGCTTGGTGCGGTAGTTCCCCGCCTGCCGGCGCGCGTCCTTGAGCTCCTTCGGCTCGTCCGCGCCGCCGTCGCCACCACCGTCGCCGGGCTCGGCCTTCTTCGCCGGCTCGCCCTTGTCGGCGGGCTCCGCTGGGGCGTCGGGCTCCTTCGGCTCGCCACCCTCGGGGGCGCCACCGCCGGCCGGGGGCTGGACCGGGTTGGCGGGGTCGTCCTCGGCGCCGAGGACCGGCCAGACCGGGCGGCCGCCGACGATCCCGACGGCCTGCAGGCCGGTGCGCGGGTGGACGGGCAGGGACTCGGGCATGAGGGAACTCCTGAGGTAGAGAGGGGAACGGGTGATCAGCGCGCGCGGCCGATCTGCTCGCGCGCGGGCTGGCGCTTGGCTGATGTGGTGCGGACGTGGTCGCGGATCCGGCCCTGCCACGCGCGGACGCGGGCGTCGGCCTTCTGCTGCGCGGCCGGGGTCATCGCGGCCGACTGGACGCGTTTGGCCTTCCGGACCCCGCGCTCCAGGTAGCGGAGCTGCTGGCGGTCCTCGTAGCCCTGCGGGTTCTCGGTGGCCGTCGGGACCTT